CACGCCGGTCGCCTCGTCCCACAGCGTCGCGGCCTTGTACTTGCGGGGAACGCGGGGTCGGTCGCATGGCTTGGTCGCCATCGACTTGGCCTCGACTTCGGGGGCGTCTTCGGGGGTGACTTCGGGGGCGTCTTCGGGGGTCGGCTGCTCGACGTCCACCGACGCCTCGCCAACGTCCTCGCTGGGCATGTCCTCGGCCTTCGCCGGCGGGCCCGCGCCGAAAATGCCCATCGGGGCCGGCGCCTCGGTCTGGCGGTACCGCATGAGGTTCGCCTCGTCCGGCAGCGCCTCGAGGTCCATCACCGCGCGGTACTCGTTGGGCGTGATGATGCCCTGCGCCTCGGCCGCCCGCAGTTCCGTCGCCAACGCAATCTGGTCGTCCTGCGTCGGGTCGTCGAAGCAGAACCACATCTCGCCGGGTTCGACGCCGTAGTGCGGCAACAGCAGTTCGGTCAGTTCGCCTGCCAGCGTCGCCAGCCGCGGGGCGATGGTGTATCGCATGTACTGAGCATTCGCCACCGTCGCCGACGCGAGGTTGGCCGAGTTGAGCCGGTAGATCGGCTCGGGGATGCCCGCCGCGTCGTAGATCCGCTTCTCCGTCGTGGTGATGCCCTCAACGTACTGCATCTCGTGAGGCTTGGTGCCGTACTGGATCAACTCCGTGTCGCGGAGCAGCAGGATCGACCCCGCCTTGCCGACGCCCCTAGTGCTCTGGTTGAGGTGGGCGTTGATCTGCCGCATTTGGGCGTCGGTCGTGGTCGGGGCCGCCTTGAACACCATGCCCGGCATGCCGCCGTTGAGCCACCGCTGGGCCTCAGCCTGGAGGGCCGCGGCTTCCATGTCGGTCTCGGCCATGACGCTGAACAGCCAGGACATGCCGCCCGCGGGGTGCACGGGGCTGCCGTGCTGCCGCAGGTACACCACGTCGTCGGCCGCGATCCGCATGGGCGAAGCCCGGTTCCGCCCGTAGTAGTACCCGGCGATGAAGCCCGTGTCGCTCAACATCGGCCAGGCGAACTGCGATGGCAGGATGTACGCCGACACCGGCACGCCGTTGACCTTCTCGCCTACGTAAAGGTACGCGCGGCCCGCCACCTCCTTGAACCAGAACAGCATGTGCAGCCACATGCTGCCGGTGTAGATGGGATCGGGGTTCTGCAGCAGGTCGAGCACCGGGTGGTCCAGCACCTCCTCCACCTCATCGCCCGCCCGGTTGGCATACGTGGCCGCCTTGCCGATGAGCGATTTGACCCGCCCGCGGTTGGTCGCGTGCTTGACGATCCGCTTATCGACCACCTTGCGTCCGGCCTTGGCGATGCCCGTTCCGGTCTTGCGGAACAGCCGCAAGGTCTGGCCCGACAGCACCGTGGCGTTGATCGTCGCCGCGCGGTAGGCCGTGCCCGTGATGCCGCGCGTGACCAGTTCGTAGTCGCGCCCCGTGTTCTGGTTGTTGTACGAGGTCGACGACTCGCCCGGGATGAGCGATGCCGACACCCACGCGCCGGGAATCTCGCGCTGGTCGGGTTCAATCGCCTTCTTGGTGGTTCGCTTTGCCATGGTGTTCATGCCCAGCCGCGTGATTCGGTCGCCTCATCCAGTGTACCCGCGTCGGCGACACGCCCGACCCATGCGCCCATCGACGCCTTGGGCCCGTCGAAGTACATGCACGCGTATCGCAGCGCGTCAAGGCCGTCGTCGTTGGCCTTGATCGGCTCCTCCTTGGCCGCCTTGCCGTCCTGACCAGGCGGGTAGCAGTACGCGTCGAACTCAGCCAGCGTCGAGGTCGGCCGCTTGGCGTTGTACAGGTCCGCGTCCGTCTCGACCGTGCAGCCGTCGAGCAAGTACAGCCGTGGCCGCCCGTCGCCCTGCACCCGCAGCCGCCCGTGCACCGAGTCGCGGCCCGTCCGGTGGTCCTTGTTCGCGGCAATGGTCTGGATGCCAGCCGACGCGAGCGTGGCGCGGTCCTCGGCGTCGTGGTCGGTCACCGTGGCTAGGTACGTCTCGCTGGCGGACAGGGCGACGATCTGCCTCGCGTGGTCGGCGACCGTCCGCTTTGAGCGATACACCTCGCGGTACAAGTACATCCGCCCGTCGCCGTCAACCGCCCACCACTGGCAGACGAACGGGTGGACGTACCCGAAGTCGATAGACCTGATCTTGGGCCACGCTTCCCAGCCCGGCGGCATGGCCTTGACCACGTGCACCGTCGGGTCGAACTCGGGGTAGACCAGACCCTCGGCCGCGGCCCAACGCCCGTCGAGCAGCCGGGCACGGCGATGCCCGCTCAGCGACTGCAGCGTGGCGAGGTACTTCTGGCCCGCCGGCGTCCAGTCGCCCTTGGCCTCGTCCCACAGCATGGGGTTGTCCTTGTGCCGCGACTCGTAGACGGCCATCTGCCCGCGGTCGGCCCGCCGCTTGAGCCAGTGCGACGGTGCCGAGGGGTTGCAGTCCGCGATAATCTGGTGGTACGGGCCCTTGCCGTTGCGGAGGCGCGTGGTCAACTTCTCCCAATCGTCCTCGCTCAACTCGGTGGCCTCAAACGCCGCGATCAGGTCGTACTCGGTGCTCATGATCCGGTCGGGGTTGTCGAGCCCGCCCACCACCAGCGTCGAGCCGTTGTCGTAGTCGTACGCCGACCTGGTGCGTCGTGCTTGGTTGGTCAGCGTGCAGCCCGCCTGCACCACCTTGCTCTCGAACGTCACCAGCACGCTCTCGGTCATGCTCGCCCGCGTCTTGCGGACGATCAGCCCGCGGGTCTTGGGGTACTTGAGCAGGTACAGGTGCACCTTCTCGAGAATCGCGCGGGTCTTGCCCGTGCCCGCCGGGCCCGGCACCAGCACCTCGGGCGACTTGCTCTTCCACACGGCCAAAGCCGCGCCGAACGGTTCGTAGTCCATCACACCTCGTCGATGGGGGCCCGCTTGCCGTACATCTGGACCGCCTGCGTCGGCTTGCCGGCGTCGATTCGGGCGTTCTTCTCGGCCTCAATCTCGGCCGTCAGGTTGTCGCCGTCCATGGTCCGCAGCACGCTCGCCGCCTTGATGGCGTCGGAGTCGTCCGGGCTCGCCGTGGCGATGTCAACCAGCCGATCGACGATCTTGGGCCGCATGTGCTCTGGGATCGGCCACCGGTGCTTCAACGCACGGGCCACCATGCGGGCGTCCTCATGGGCATGGTGCGGATCAGCCAGGAGCCCGGAGTCGGTCGCCGCCGGCTCGGTCGATGCGGGCACGATGGCCCTTGATCCCACAATCGTCGGCTCGACTGTCATGACCAAACTGTATCAGCCGCCCCGCTTCTCGGCCCTGATCGCCTCGAGCAGGCCCTCGATCCGGCCCAGCCTAGAGCCCAGTTCGATCAGGGCCCCGTCGACCTTGGCCTGTGTCGCCGCCGTGGCCTCGACCGCCTTGTTCGCCAACTCGAGGGCACGGGCGGCTGTCACCCTCGCATCCCACATGACCGCCGCCACCGTCAGCAGCGTGGCGCCGCCCGCGATCCACTGGCCCGGCGTGCCCTTGCCGACGATGTGCTTGTTCGCATCGACCGTAATGGACTCGCTCATGGCTTAGCCGCCTTCTTGATGCCCAACGACTTCTGCACCTGGTCGACCACACGACGGGTGTACTTGTTCTGCACGCTGTTCGCCACCGACGCGAATGCTTGCCAGTCGGCGATGGTCCCCTTGCCCGCCTCGATCGTGGTGACAAGTTGCTGGGCCGCCAAGTGCTCCTTGAGCAGTTTCCAGCCGAGCACCAACCCGACGAGCACGAGGCCCGTGATGGCGATGGCCGCGCGGTACGCGATGATCCACTGGCCCGCCACACACGCCGCGAAGATGCCGAGGCCCGTCACCACGGCGTTGACCGACCGCAGCCAGACGCCGCCCACGACGGCAAGCCCGAGGCCCGCGACGGCACCAAACGTCAGCAGCCGCGACAACAGCCCGTCCTTGGCTTCCTCAAGGTCGGCGATCCGCTTGCGGGCGTCGGCGAGGTCCGCCTCGGCCTTGGCCAGTTGCTCGGCGCCGGCCGCGATGCCGGTGCCGGTGGCCTCAAGCGTGCCTGCCACGCTGTTGAGTCGGGCGACTCCGGTGGCGATGGTCTGGGTTTCGGTTGAGAGAGCGGGTGCCGCGGCCTCGATCCTGCGGTTTGCGGTGTCGATCGTTGCCGCGGCACCCCGAACTTCCACGGCGGCGGCCTTGGTCGCCTGCGTCGCGGCCGGAAGGCCGCCACCCGACGCGGACGCTGCCGCCTTGCCCTTGCACCCACAAGCCGACGCCACCGCGAAAGCGATGGCGACGGCGGACCACAGTGTTGCTCGGTTCGTCATGCGGTCAGTGTACCGACTTTGCCCGCCTCAGTCTGGTCGCGTCCACCCGAAGCGTCTGCCCGTCATCGAGCAGGATGGTGGCGACCAGCACAGACGGCTCTGGATGCCACGGGACGCACGCGAGCAGCGTGCCCCTCCTGACGTACTGCTTGCCGCCCATCGTCTTCCAGACGGCCTGCACGGGCTGCCCGATGGGCATGGCCTTGACCCGTGCCTTGGCCTTCGCCTCGGCCTTGCGGCGTTCGACCTGGTGCTTCCTGTCGGTGGTCTTGGTGCGGCAGGCGTCAAGGGACGGGACCCACGCCGATTCCGGGGAATGGGCGCGGATCTTTGGCACTGGTTACGTGCCTCCCAAGCGGTCGAGCCTGGTGTCCAGTTCCGTGAACAGCCACAGGGCGTCGTTGTAGCCCCGGATCACCCGGTAGACGCCGCCCGCCGCTTCCCAGCGTTCCGCCCAGTCCCGCTGCGTGGCGGTCTGGCGGCCTGTGTCGGTCTTGATTTCCATGGCTACGGGCACGCCGCGGTAGACGCCGATCAGGTCGGCCGTGCCCGCCTCGGCGCCACGGATGAGGCGGTCGGCGATGGTGAACGTGCCCGCTTGGACGCGGACGAACGCGGCCCGGTCGCCCATCTGCGTGATGGCGAGTCGGACCTGCTTCGTGACGTTGTTCTCGGCTCGGCCCATGCACCAGTGTACTGGGTCACTTGGCCTCCTTCGCCCGCACGCGGAGCATGGCGTCGGCGATGGCATAGGCATCACCGGCAATCTCGGCGGCACCCTCGGACTCGCCGGTCTTGATGTTGTAGTCCAACATCATCTCGCGGTGCGGTTCCGTCGTGGTCACGTCGCCGTCGATCAATGGGTTCCGATGGTTCACGATGCGGAAGTTTCCGATCATGGCCTGCATTGCCTTGGCCGCGAAGTAGTCACGCAGACTCATCGCCGGTTCGTTGTTGCTCACTTGGCCTCCTTCCCCCGCGTCAGGGCACCGCTGGCATCATTCGTAGCATGTTCATGTTCCCACGCCAGTTTCGCCAACAGATATCGCGTGGCAATCTCATTGTCTCCATGTGCAAAGACTTGCCTGACTTTGCCAGTGTGCCTTATTGCTGAACTGCTCCATCCCGACATCGGTCCTGTCTCTTCTAACGCAAACAATGTCCATCCTTTGGGCATTGCACTTGCCGCACCGTCAATCGTCGCCGGGAATGGATGGTCAAACGACTCTTTGCCGTTGTCATTTTTCCACCAATACTGACAAATACCACTTGCATGAACGTGTCTCAATACCTGTGACCAACCTGCACGGATAGCGTGCCATTCAATGAGTTCAGTAGTCGTCATCGTCTTTATTCCTTTGCACGATTCAACGCGTGTGTGTTGTTTGTTTTCAACATAGCCACGAGTGCCAAAATACGTGATTCCGATTGTGTATTTCTATCAACGATTTCAGTGTTGCACTCGTGACTTTGGTCATGTTTGCGCCACGCCATCACCTCAGCCGCCAGAACCTCCCGCTTCCTCACCGCCGCATCCAACGCCTGCCTTAGTTCATGCGCGTTGAGGCATCCCGTGCCATTGCACGCAACGAGGATGCTGTTGAGCAGCGATTGCAGGTAGGCCTCGGCCTGTGCCGCATGCTCGATCAGCCGCTGATTCTCGGCTTCAAGCCATTGCACGCGAGCAACCAAAGCCATGGTGTCGTCGTCTGTCATTCGGCCTCCTTCGCCTTAAACACCTTCCCCTTCGCATCCAAGATCGCCACGATAATCTGGTCGATGGCGCGCTCCGACATTCGGATCGGCTTACCCGCCAGGTACGCCGTGACGTTCGCTCGGTTCATCCACGGAGCCCGCCGCCGAATGTCCTTGGGGTGCAGGCCTCTCGCCATGTCGATGATGACGGCTTGCACGGATCGCGGCGGCTCGGGCGTCTGGTTGCGTGGCATGGTATTCGATCGTATCACCTCAGCCCGGCCTTTACCTTCGCCACTTCCAACCGTTCCTCGGCCGACGCCCGGCCCGCCCGCACCTGCTTTTCAAGGCGTTCGATGGCCTCTAAGGCGTCGTCCATCGCCCGGTACACGTCACCGATTTGCAACAGCACGTGGTGGTCCTTGCCATGCGACGTAAGCATGGCGGACAACTTGAGCGTCTCGCTGACCATGGCCGACATGGCGATGGCGACGCGGCTGGCGGCTTGGTCGTCCCAGATTGGTCCGATGAGCCTTGCTGGTTCGTGGTTGGTCATTCGGCAATCTCCAGTTCTCGGCGCAGCCTGGTCAGCAGGACGGCCGCTTGGGACTTGACGCCCTTGGACTTCTTCACGGCCTTCATGTTGCTTGTGACCATGGCAAGAGTGAGCAGCGGGTGCAGTGCTACCTGCTGTGCTGCCCCTGAATCGACCCCAATGCGAATCAATCCCTGCCTGACCTGCTGCCGCTCGTCCATGGTCATCGGTCGCGGCCCGATGCCATCGGTTGGCGTCGGATCGCTCGGAGTCGAGGTAGGAGTAGGAGTCGGATTTGGAATCGGAATAGGAGTAGGTATAGGAGGGACTGGATTCACCCGGATTCCCCCGGATTCCCCCGGATTCACCCGGATTCCCTTGGATTCACCCGGATTCACCCGGATTCCCCCGGATTCCCCAGTGGGCACGGGGCCGTTCATCGGGAAGCGTTGAATCCGCCGCCCGTTCTTGTTGGCGGGCTGCCGCTTGGTGAAGCCCGAGATGTTCAGGTACGGCTGCCCCTCGTGGTCGTACAGGGTGACCAGCGATTGGGCGATGCACTCCTCCGTCAAGGCCTTGGCCTCAGCCGTGGAGATGTCACGCACAGGGCTTGCAATGGCGGCCAACAGTCGCCAGTTTGCCGAATGGTTGCCGTAGTCGTCGGCCAGCACGACGAGCCGCCAGAACCATGCCTCGGCCATCCATGACAACGCGTTGATCTTCGGGTGACTGATGAAACCCGAGTAGATGCGACGGTAGATTCCGTCGGTCATGTCAAGGTTGCTCATCGGTCACCCTCCGTATCACGATGTTTGCGAGCACACCCGTAGACATATCGAATCAACTGTGACTGATCATCGATCTGATCATAAACTTTTGAAGCCGCGGCATAGACCCACTCGTCTACTAAATCTGGTCCATGTTGAGTGATCAGATTCATGACGTGAATTCCCGTGATTTTCTTGCAACTACGAATGTTCAAGGCATGGCAAACCATGTTTATGGCCTGCTGATAGCGTTGCTTGCGTACTTCAATGACTTGCTCGGTCTGTTTGCGTAGATGATCTTCGCTCTCAGACCATGCAAACGCTCTGATTACCACCTCTGCGGCAGCAGGTACGCGTTCGACTGAACGTCCGCCTTTGCCAGCATTGCACAAGCGACAAGACGTAATCAGATTCAGCAGAGAGTTGGTACCGCCCTTGGACAGAGGTACCATGTGATCGATTTGCAGTTCTGTCTCGCCTGGCACCTTTCCGCAATACCGGCACATAAAGCCGTCGCGTTGAAAGATATCAAAGCGATCGCGAGGTCGAATCGGACTCGTCATATCCGCTCTCCGACAGCCCGACCCGACACCGTGGCAGACCCCCGGCGCATGCAGTACGCCAAGGCACGGTGCGGGGTCGGAATGTCGATGAGGTCTGCATGAGTCTCTATTGGGGGGTCTGCACCCACAGCATAACGGCCCGCGGCCGATAACGCAAGGCCAATCACCAACCATTCCGCGACCACTCAATCGGCCGCCAGCACGCCTGGTCCGCGTGCCGGGCCTCCTCCCACCCGACGGCCGCCCAGTGCGTCGCGGGCCTCTTGGCGCCGTTGACGTACGCCCGCCAGCCGTGCTGGTACTCGCGTTCCTTGGTCGCGGCCAACTTGACCGCGACGGCTTCCAAGTCATCGTCCATTGTGGTGCCTCCTAGATGCCCGCCAGAGCCGCCGGCGGCCGACCCCCAACACGAGGGCCGGTGCCGCCGACGGACGCTCTGGCGCCATTCCAATGGGCTCCGGCGGCCTTTCGATCGCCGGTCCCAGGTGTTTGATGCGAACGCCCGCACACCGCGGGGGAGGAGCGTGCGGTGAAGGTCCGCACGTTCGTCGCTGGACCTGTTACTGTCGCCGAGCAGGCGTGCGCCACCTGGTCCTATGGGCGCGTCCGAGGGTCAGGGGGTGCGGGATCGTGACCGGTTGTAGAGTGGCGAGGCGCCGACAACTTCCGGTATTTCTTCCTTGGGAGAGACCTTCATGAGCAGCATCGGCGTGCCGTTCATCCACGCGTTGAAGGCCTTGATGACGGCGATCACGACGTGAACTCGATCCTGCCAGTGCTTGATTGCAAACCGCTCAAGGAACCGCTTGAGGTGCAGCCGGGGATCATCGGCGCCGAGATTGACGCCACTTGCGACCCGCTCGTAGAACGACGATGCAGCATCGAACCCGTGCACCACGGCAATCTTGTACAAGGCGTAGGCCATGGCGGCGTCGCTAGTCCTGATCGCGGATCGATTTGCTGCAAACGTGATGGCCGCGTTCATCAGTTCGTTGTCCACGGTGTACTTCACCACGTCGCTGACGCTGGGGTTGACACGCATTCCCAAGTTGTGGTCAATGGCCATCACCATCCTGGTCAGGGCGTTGCGATCGGCAACGTTGTTGAGCCCGGCTTGCCTTGCCAACTGGCTCAGGTTGCGGCTCTGGAAGTCGTCGTACAACACAAAGTCCGACTCCGGCACGTTCCACTGCGTGCAGACCTCGATGGTGATGCCCGACTTCCAGATCGCCCAGATCGTCTTCTGGCCGTTGAGCAGCACGCCGCCCACGGAGAACGCGATCACGCACTGCGGCCACGCCGGACGCCACTCCCCCGCCTCCATCGTGCGGCGGTACTTCTCGGCGAGAGACAGGCGAAACAAACGCTGGTGCTGGTGCGTGTTGTGGTTGTTGAACGCGTACTCGGCCATCTCCGGCGTCCAGCGAATCACCTTGAACTGCGGGGCGGCACCAGCCGACAACAGGAACGTCAACGGACTCTTCTCGGTCATTTGCATTCTCCAGTAGGCCTTGGCGACATTGCCTTGGCCAAACCGGCTCCGCGACGTTCCCGCCGCGGGCCAGTCCACCACCGCAGGAGTCATCCTGCCCGCAGGCGTTCCATCAACTCGGCCTGACCTTCGGCATGGTTGCGGTTCTCGTCGTAGTCCAGCACCTCCTCGGCAGGCTTGATGCCCGTCAGAACGTCCGCCCACGTGTCGCGGAGGGCGAAGCCTCGAGCACGTGCCTGGAGCATGCGGTCGGGGTAGGACGACCACGGGCCCGACCTGCCCCACAGGCCAGCCCGCTTGGCGTCGGCCACGCCAAACCGTGACGGCGAAACCTTGCGGCCGCGGCGGTAGGCGGTGCAGACCACAAACCGGTCGTCGCCGGTGCCCTGCATCACGCACTCGACGCCCTCGCAGTCGGCGTGAGCCAGGACAATGCCGAGCATCGCGTCGCCCCACAGGCAGACTCGGCTGTTGATGATCGTGATGCTTTCCAGAGCAGTGCCCGCGGGCAGGCCCAACGCCTTGCCACGCTCCAGAATGATGCCAATGCGGGCGATGATCGCCCCCATGTCGCGGGCCCCGGCCATGGTGGACTTGGGCAGGGCGTCGCCCGCGTAGTAGAACCGGGCCAACCGCTGCACGGCCTCGAACGTGTCGGGCTCAAACCCGCGCGGGCCGAACCGGATCGGCGTGGGCGCCGGAATCACCTCGGCCTTGGCGAGCACCGGCGGCGGCTCGGCCTTGATGACGGGCTCCGGCACCGGCTCGGGCTTGGGCTCCGGCTTGGTCGCCTCCGGCTCCGGCTGGTTCGGCGTGGCGTCGGCGAGAAACGACAGGTCGTCCAACTCCGGCTGCTTGGTGGTCTTCTTGGTCATTGGTTGGCTCCTCAGAAGGGGATGGTGGTGTCGCCGTCAAGCAGGTCGTCCTGCACGCTGCTCACGGTCGGATTGGCCGAGCGGAACACCCACTCGGGCACGTTCAGGGTGCGAATGGTGCTGCCGGTCGGGCCCCAGAACTCGTCGGCCTCACACGCTGCCGCCCAGCATTGCAGCGTCTCAAGGTTGTCGAGGTCGGCTGCCCTCAGGTCATCGCTCGACAGCCGGTACAGGCCGACGGCGTACGGGGCCTCCATCTCGACGGCGACCACGAAGTAGTCGGCGATCTTGGGGCCTTGCCCCGTGGCGTTGAGGCGAGCAGCCGCCCGCATGTACCACGCAGCCTGGTGCACGTAGCCGTACGCCGCTGCCGACCGCGCGAACGCGCTCGGGCTGGCGTCGCGTGTCGTCTTGATGTCGATGATGAGCCCCTGATCGGGCTGGCCCGCCAGGTGCCCAAGCCAGTCGAGGCGGGCCTTGCATCCGACGACCTTGTCGCCGCACTGCTCGCCCCAGTAGACGGACACCTCAGACTCGCCTGCACCCATGAGGTTTGGCAGCATGCTGGCGTTGACGGCAAGTTGTGCATCGCGGACGGCGTCGTAGTCGTCTGCGGTCAGGACGATGGCCCCTTCGGGCAGCGACGCCACAAACGCGGCGTGTTCCTCCTTGCCCGCCTTGGTGCGGCGGTCAACGTCGGGAGCGACGCGCAGCATCTCGCCAAACCGGGCGGGCTCCAGGATGGCGTCGTGCAGGGCCGAGCCGAGCAGCATCGCGGGCGACGGGTCCTTGGCCACGCCGTCGATGACGGCCCGCATGTGCAACATCGACTTGCGGCCCGCCCTCAGGGCCGAGGCGTTCACATCTTGATCGGCGGCGTAGTCGCCAAAGGCACGGTCGGTCATCTTGCGAACGGTCATTGGTGGTCTCCATGCCGGTGCCCACGGGCCGGCGGTGATGATGGGCGAAACCGCGGCGTCGGCGTTGGCCGGTGCCGCAGAGGAGGAGAGAGAAGTCTATCAGGCACCCAACGCGATGCGCAGGTGCATCTCGACCTGGTCGCGGCGGTGCGCCTTGGCGGCGTCGGTCGAGGGCTTGCCTGGCAAACCCATGATGGCGAGCCGCACAGATGCCTTGACGCTGGGGTCGATCGGCAGGTCAGCCACGATCGCATCGGCCTTGCGGTAGCAGCGCAGCCAGCCCAACTCGAACGACGACTCGCACATGGCAATCACGTGGCGGTCGGCACGCGACAGGTCGGCCTCGGTCAGCCCACCGGTATCGTGACGGTCGGCGCAGTCGTGTGCGCAGCCACCGTCGAACGGATCGGGTGCGGACATGACGTCGTCCATCAGGCGGCGGTCGGCGGCGGGGTTGGTTCCGTTGAGGATCGGGTCGGACATTGCTGGTCTCCATCGCGGTGCTGGTCGCGGGGCTCGCTGCCCCACTGATATACAAGTCTATCGGCAAACCCCACGGGTCAGTCCAGTCCACGCTCGCGATTTGTGCAGATCGTCAGCAGGACCCGAACGGGTCGGTAGGGTTGTGTTCGCCGATCAGTGCGGCGTCACGGGGGCGTCGGCGACCATGGCTGCCCGCCAGTCGCCCATAAAGCCCGCCAGACGCGTCCGCAGGGCTTGGACCCCCTCCAGCCAGGGTTCAAGCCACGGGCCCGCCCACGAGGCTTTGACGGCCGCAAGGCATCCGCAGCCGACCAGCCCTTGCGGCTCGCGGCCCAAATCCCAGACCAATCGCCATCGGATCGGCTCGGGCACGCCGAGCCAGTCGGCGCCGGCCCATCGCACTCGGCCGTCGCGGTCGGGGTGGCGGCCCATGGGGCACGCGTCTTCCACGTGCACGGCCGCCAGAATCGAGCGGCCCGAGATGGTGCAGGTGATCGCGCTGCCGCTGGGGAGCCGCTCGGCGAACGGACACGCCTGGCACATGGCCGCCCGCGTCGGTCGCAGGTCGGCGGCACTGGTGTTTATGCAGTTGCACGCCATGGTCAGAGGAACAGGAAGGCGCCGTCGGCAGGCGTCACGACGCCGGGTGCGGTCGGGAACGTCGAGTACGTGCCTTCGCGCTGGTAGCCGTCGCACACGTTGACCGGGCACCCGTCAGCCCGCTCGGTTGCGATCGACCAGGTGTATTCCTCCTGGTACCGCTCGCGGTAGATGAGGGCGCCTGCGGCCTGCGGGCACGA